TCTTCTTATGGAGTCTGGGTGCATACCATATCTCTTGGCGAGTTGATCGGTAGAGAAATACTGGCTGCCAGCTACTGTCATGTTGTAATCACCTCTTTTCTAGTTTTGATAAGGTCGCAAAGGTCGTTGTAATCGTTTTGCGGTATTTGTCTGTTAGCATAACGCACCTCTAAAGACTCAGCACATTTATCTAGTCTTTGTCTGGTGTCGGCTTTTAAGATTGCATCTTTGGCAACAACTGTAAGGTTTTGAGTAGAAACTGGAGTTCTGTCTTTTTTTGGATTTTTCCATGCTTTAGTGCGGTCATACAGAGATAAACCAAACTGAGAACCAAACTGCATGAAGGCTCTTTTCCTTGCATCTGATTCAGCCTCTTTTACTGCTGATTCATGCTTGTCACCTAAGTTGACGCTTTTGCCTTTGCCATGTCCAGCACCTACTCCCTCTCTGATTATTTGATTTCCAAAAGCACCAACTGTCACTCTGACTTTTGCAATGTAAGTTACACAGAAGTCATCACTCTGCACACAGTCAAGCTGTACTGTCTCAGACCACCAGCCATCAAATCCAAAGATGCGGTTAGCTTCATTGATTACATACCAGCTTTCTAAGTAAGCAAGTTGCATACTGCCTTGCTGTCTAAAAGCAACAACTTTAGGATCAATGGGTTGATTTAGTTGTTCTATTTGTTCTTTAGTAAATGTCATAACCATTTTGGGGGTGTAAGTGTTTTGATGCCCTCTGGTTCATAGTTGGTGTAACCTTTCCAGATGCCTGACTCTTGGGCTTGTTTGATGTCAGACAATGTTTGTTCCTGTAGTTCATAACCACGTTCAATGAAGTGGGGTGACAGTTCATAGATTCCCACGCTATATGGGAATACTTTTTCTACTGCCACAAATATGAACCGCTTTGCCCCAGTACCTTGAAGATAATGAGCAGCCTGTAGATGATACTTAAATGAAGTGATAGTTCTAGTAAATACATCAGGCGCAGCCCCACCTTCACCTGTTGTTTTAAGGTCAATGACCATATCATCAACTAAGTAATCACAACGGCATTTGCATTGTAAGCCTGTTTCTCTGTGCTTCCACCAATAAGATTGCTCAGATGCACCCATATCAATCTCAAGACCATTTTGACTATCATCAAAAATATATTTGGAAACAAAAGAGTTTTTAGCTAATGATTTTTTCATTGCAGCAATAGTTTCAAACTCAAGTGATGTAAAAGTTTGAATACCTTTTTCTTGCAAGGCAAGTGCTGTTGCTTTTCCTTGTTTTGTCCTTTTATCGTCTAAAAGAGCATAAGAGTGCGGAAAAAGTTTTGGCTCTAATACAAATTTATGTATCATTGATCCAAACTTCATTGCTGGGGTTGCAATTCTGGGAGG